CTGGTCCATTCTTGAACCTGTCTTCTGGGGTCTTGCGGCGGCCGCTGGTGCTTATGCTATCGCCCTGGGCATTCAGACAGCCGCAACGTGGATCGCTACTGGGGCCGCAAAAACCTTCTTTACAACCCTTTTGTCAAATCCTTTATTCTGGATAGCGCTTGCCGTCGGTACTGTGGTAATGATGATCTACAAATGGGTTGATTCCGTCGGTGGCTTGCGTGTGGCCTGGCTAATTACCTGTAATGCCCTTCTAACCGCCTGGGATTGGGTCAAAATTGGCTTCATGACCGGAGTTTATTGGGTAATGGACCTGTGGAATAAGCTACAGCTTGCCTTTATGACCGCCGGCGTGAATATTGCTAACTTCATGGGCGACATGAAAGCAAACGTCCTGATGATCCTTCAGAATATGGTTAATGGAGCAATCAGCATTATAAACGGGTTTATATCCGCGCTGAATAAAATCCCTGGTGTCAGTATTGACCTTATCCAGGAAGTAACCTTCGGCACTACAGCCCAGCTTGAAAATGAAGCCGCTAAACAGGCCAGGGCGCAGGGCCTGGAAGACTACAGGTCCCAGATAGAAAGTAAGATTGCCGAACGTGACGCAAAACTTAACCAGATGAAGACCGACGCCAGGGCGGCAACGGCACAGCGCCAGGCCGAAATCGCTACCGCAAAAGCTGAAGCCGCAAATAAAAAGGCGGCCGAAAGCGCTGACCTAATAGATAAGTTCACCGGCGACATTGACAGCGTCGGCACCGTCGGCGAAGTCGGTAAAATCAAAGAAGACGTCAATATCGCCGAAGAAGACCTTAAATTCCTTCGCGACGTGGCCGAAATGCGCTATGTCCAAAACTTTGTAACCCTGACGCCTACTGTCGCCGTTGACGCGAAGATCAGCGAAAAGGTCGACGTCGACGAAGTTATCAACAGGATCGAAGCGAAGCTGGAAGATGAATTCTACGCGGCGGCGGAAGGGGTGTATGCTTAATGTCTTATAAAATGGCTTTGATTATCGAAGGGCGGGAAATTTCTATTCCCGTCCTTCCTGAAAAACTGACTGTAAAGGCCGCTGGGAAGAACGAAAGGACCACAGTTTTAGAACTTGGCGAAATCTATATCCTGCGGAAAAAGGGCCTTCGTGAAGTGGCCTGGGAATCGTTTTTCCCTGTAAATAACGCGCCTTATGTTACCGGCACAATCAGGGAACCGATTGACATAGTTAGAGCAATCGAAAATTCGCGCGATACGCCTTCCCCTATCCGCTTTATACTGGTTGGAACAGACCTGGATATAAATATCCGTTTCGGGATCGAATCTTTCGAATACGACGAACGGGCCGGAGAAGTCGGCGACATCTATTATTCAATTAAACTTGTCGAATGGAAAGATTATTCGCCGAAACGAATAATTCTTCCCCCTGTCCAGGCCGTCCAGGCCGTCGCCGTGAAATCGGTCCAGGCTAAAGAACCGGCGCGTCCTGGAACCCCGCCACCAGCAAAAACCCATACAGTGGCAAGGGGTGACAGCCTTTGGGCGATCGCTAAAAAATATTATGGGGACGGAAGCCGTTATCCAGAGATATACAACGCCAATAAGGCGATCATTGACGGCCGCAATAAAGGAACCGGAAATCCGAAATACACCATTTATCCAGGGCAGGTGTTTACAATACCATGATCAGCATTTATTACCAGAATATTAAGACTGGGGCCGCCCATGATATTACTTCCCTGGTGTCTTCGGCGAAATGGTCAACGAAGCGGGCCGGTTCCCCTGCTTCTTTAGAATTGACGGTTATTGCCGACGAAGACGTTGTCTGGGATCATGGCGGGATAGTTACGCTTAAAGAAGAAAACACCGGCTTATTTTACGGCTATGTTTTCAAGCTATCCCAGTCCCATAAAGGCGAAATATCAGTCACAGCCTACGACCAGACAAGGTATTTGAAGAATAAAGATACTTACGTCTTCGAAGGGAAGCGGGCAGACGAAATCGCGGCCAAAATTGCGGCTGACTTTCAGATTAAGACCGGAAAACTGGCTAATACCGGCTATGTTATTCCTTCCCTGGTAGAAGATAACCAGACCCTTTTTGACATCATTCTGAAGGCCCTGGACTTGACGCTAATCAATACCGGCAAAATGTTCTATCTTTGGGACGACTTCGGGAGCCTTCGAATATCAGATGTCGCAGAATCGAAGCTGGACCTTTATATCGGGGATTCAAGCCTGGCGACAGGTTACACTTATTCGTCGGATATTGATTCCGAAACCTATAACAAAATTAAGCTGGTCAGGGATAATAAAGAAACCGGCAAGCGCGATGTTTATATCTTCCAGGATTCAAACAATATGAAATTCTGGGGTATCCTCCAAAACTTCGAAAAGGTAGATGAAAGACTTAATGAAGCCCAGATCAAAGAACGCGGCGACAAGATGATCGAACTTTATAACCGGCCAAAAAGGACATTTGAAGTCAGCGCCCTTTCCGATCTTTCGGTCAGAGCCGGCCGCGCCGTGTTTATCGGTATTTCCGAAATCGGCGTTAAACAGTTCTTTATTATCGACGAAGCCAGCCACGATCTACTAAAGGGGACCATGTCCCTTAAATTAAAGGTGGTGTGATATGGGACTTTTGGACACTATGAAGAAAGTCGCGGAGCAGACCGGCCAGGCCGGAGTTCCGACGGCTTTTTTATTTGGGACGGTTACTTCAACCAGCCCGCTTGTGATCCGTGTCGATAACCGGTTCAATATCGGAGAAAAACAGATCGTCTTAATGAAGCAGTTCAGGGCCGGAGAGTACCAGACACATAAACACACTGTCCCACAGCACAGCACGGAAACGGCCAGTAACCACAGCCATAACGTCCAGGCTTTACAGACTACACAGGAAGTCTATAACGGTCTTGCTGTCGGTGATAAGGTCGTTTTATTGAGAAATCAAGGCGGACAGGAATTTCTTGTCCTGGGAAGGGTGTGATCTTATGGCATTGATACCGAACGCGGTACCGATCACAATCGGCCAGGACGTCGAAGTTATCGAACAAAAAGACATGACGTCCAGGACTTACAAAATAAACTTTGCTACCGGACGCGTCGGCGGGTTTGTTGACGGGACCGACGCCATGAAGCAGGCAATTCTTAAAATAATTCAGTCAGAGCGCTTCCAGTACCTGATATATTCCTGGAATTATGGAATTGAAATGAATTCAATCGCAGGCAAAAGCTATCAGGTGATAGCAAGTGAAATCAAAAGAGTTATTCGGGAAGCGCTTTTGGAAGACCGGCGAATTACAGACGTTTATAACTTCAAAATCAGCCAGGTTAATAAAAGAACTATGGCCGTCGAATTTACAGCGTCAACCGTGTTCGGTGAAGTGGATATTGAAACGGAGGTAAGCGCGAATGTATGAAAATATGACCTTTGAAAATATCATGGAACGCTGTTTGGCGCGTGTCCCTGATACCGTGGACAAGCGCGAAGGTTCTGTTATTTATGACGCTATCGCGCCGGCGGCCGCTGAACTGGCAAACTTATATATCGAACTTGGAACCATAATGGACAGGGCCTTTCCTGATACGGCAACCGACGTCGATCTAACAAAGAAGGCCCAGGAAAGGGGCGTATTTCGCCAGCCTGCCACTTACGCGGTCCGCAAAGGTTACTTTGAGAACGGCCAGGGCGGCAGTCTTGATATTCCGCTGGGGACCCGTTTTTCTGACGGCAATATCAATTACAGGGTTACCGAGAGGATTGCGGCCGGCCAATATAGATTAGTCGCAGAAACGGCCGGAACGATCGGCAATGAGTATTTCGGGAACTTATTCCCGATTGATTTTATCGAAGGATTGGCCGCGGCAACACTGGCCGACGTTCTTATCCCTGGCGAAGACGAAGAAACGGACGAAGCGTTAAGGGAAAGGTATTACGAAACCTTTAAAAGCCAGGCGTTCGGCGGCAATATTGCTGATTATCGAAACAAAGTAAAGCTGATCCAGGGTGTCGGCGACGCGAAGATTATCCCTGTCTGGAATGGTGGCGGGACCGTGAAA